CTCGACTATCCTTATCCGTTGTGGCAATTTGCACTGGTCTACGACTTCCTGCGCGACAATCCGGCGGCTGGATACGACGAGCTGAGGACGCTGCTCGGATTCTTTATGCTCTGCCAGGGAGCGTTCGGCACATTCCTTTTTCAGGATCCCAGCGATTCCCACGTCATTGGGCAGCAGATCGGCGTCGGCAATGCGAGCACGACCGTCTTCCAGCTCCAGCGCACAATGGGTGCGATGCTGCCCGGTGGCGGCTTCTTGGAACCGATCACCGCACCGAATATCGTGCGAGCGATCTACTTTAACGGAATTACGCAAGACCCGACGACCTACAACGTCGATCCGGCTAGCGGGCTGGTGACCTTCGGCACTGCTCCAAGCAGCGGACTGACCATTACGACTGATTTCACTTATTACTTCCGCTGCCGCTTCATTGACGACAAATATGAGTTCGAAAATTTTATGTTCCGGTTGTGGCAGTTGAAAAAGCTAACCTTTATTTCGGTGCGTTCATGAGGGCGGCCAGCCCTGCTCTGATCGCGCTCCTCGCGAGCAGCGACCGGTTCATCATGGCGGACCTCTACACGATCACTCTCGTAGGCGGATCGGTACTGCGCTATTCGGCGGCTCCGACTGCGCTATTCGCAAATGGCTCCACCTTTGCGCTGGGTCCTAAATTCGAGCGCTCTAAGACGAAGATCGTCATCGGCACTCAGGTCGACGAACTCGAAGTCAACATTTATACCGAACCGACGGATCTGATCGGCGGCCTACCGTTTCTGCAGGCGGCTTGGCAGGGAGAGCTCGACGGCGCACTCCTGCAGCTCGAACGCGCGTTCATGGCGACCTATGGCGATACGAGCCCGGGAACTGTGGTCCTCTTCGCTGGTCGCATTTCGGATATTGACTGTACCCGTACTGGCATCGACGTCAAATGCCGCTCGCACCTCGAGCTTCTGAATATCCAGATGCCGCGCCGCCTATGGCAATCATCTTGCACGCACACTCTCGGCGACGCGATGTGCCAGTTCGACCGGTCCAACCTGCAGGCGACATTTTCGGCAGGGCCCGGCTCAAGCGAAGCTCAAATCGCGACGTCCGTCAGTCCAACTCCGCCGAACTTGTATATCCAAGGAACGGTAATTGGCGTGACGGGGGCAAATGCGGGATCGAGCCGCACGGTCGCAAACATGTCTGGAGGCTGGGTTTATGTAAGGCTGGCATTTCTCTCGCCCATCCTGCCGGGTGACCAATTCCAACTGCTCCCAGGTTGCGACCGCACACTTTCGACTTGTACGAATTTGTTCAATAACGTGATTCACTACGGCGGCTTTCCCTACATCCCGACGCCGGAGACCGCGGTATGAACCAACGCCAGCGGGTAGTCGCCGAGGCTGAAACCTGGCTGCGGACACCTTATCACCACATGGGCAGGATCAAAGGCGGTGGCACCGATTGTCTGATGCTGCTCGCCGAGGTTTATGAGGCAGCAGGTGTGATCCCGCATATCGATGTGCCATTTTATCCTCCCGACTGGAACCTGCATCGCGACACCGAGCGCTATCTCCGGGGATTGATGCGCTACGCTCGCGGGATTGGCGGACCACCTCAGGGCGGCGATGTGGCTGTCTTCAAGTTTGGTCGTTGCTTTGCCCACGGCGCTATCGTTGTCTCCTGGCCGCGGTTGATACATGCCTGGTGCGACGCGGGGGTCGTCTTTGCCGATGGTGGCCAGCCGCCGCTATTTGGTCGTCAAGTACAGTTTTTTGACCCTTTTCCACTACCCGGGCTCTGACCGTTAGCCATGGGCGGGATCCTGAGCGGCGCATCGAATGCCAAGCAGCAGAAGGCGGTCGGCGCGCTGCAGTTTCAAACATCACAGCACGGCGGGGTGATCCCGCTTGTCTACGGAACCACCCGGGTGTCGCCGAACCTGATCGACTACGACGACTTCATGGCGACGCCTTCCGCGCGTCAGGGGGGCGCCGGCAAGGGCGGCGGTGGAGGGAAAGGAGGTGGGCAACAATACAAATATAGCGCGTCGGTAATTATGGGGCTGTGCCAAGGGCCGATTGCCGGCATTGCTACCGTATGGTGGGACAAGAATGTCGGAACGCTGTCCTCGTTGCCGGCCGCGGTTTATCTCGGAAGCGACGGACAGGCACCAGATCCATATTGGGAAACGCGGCATGCCGACCAGGCTCTCGGCTATTCCGGAACCGCAACCATCGTGGCCAACAATTTTGCGATGGGCAACACAGCCACCCTTCCGAATTTCTCCTTCGAGGTGCAAGGCTTGCTGTCGCTGAGCGGGACCAACGGGTTTGACGCGAATCCCGCTGCGATCGTCTCCGACTTTCTCACCAATCCCCGTTACGGAGCCGGCTTCCCAGTTGCCAATCTGGGTGACCTCGGGCTCTATTCAGCGTATTGCCGGGCTCTTGGCCTCGTATTGTCGCCGATGCTGGATACGCAGCAAGAAGCGCAACAACACCTCGGCGAAATCGTGAAACTCACGAACAGTGCCATTGTGTGGTCGGGCGGACTGTTGAAGATCATCCCGTATGGCGATCAGCCGCTCGCTGGCAACGGCGCCGCCTACGCGCCAAACCCGACCCCGCTCTACAGCCTCGGCGAGGATGATTTTATCGTCCAGGAATCGAGTGTCGGGGGTAGTTCAGGGGTCTCGCCCGGCGGTCCGGCACTGCGGTCGGGTTCGGGCCCGATCACCGGCGGGTTCGGCAACGATCCAGTCCGAGTCATGCGGTCAACGCCTGCGGACGCCAACAACTCGATCCAATTGGAATGCCTGGACCGATCCAACAATTACAATACGGCGATAGTCGAGGGCTTCGATCAGGCGGCGATTGACCTTTACGGGGTGCGCCGCGAGAGTTCGCTGAAGGCGCGGGCGATTGTCGACCCGATCAATGTCGGCCCTATTGTGGCCCAGCTTCTGTTGCAGCGCGCCTTGCTGTTCCGCAACACTTATCAATTCAAGCTGGGTTGGAAATATTGCCTGCTCGAGCCGATGGACCTCGTGCAAATCACCGATTCCCGACTCGGCCTTTCAGCGCTGAGCGTGCGTATTACGGCGGTAGAAGAAGACGAGGAAGGTACGCTTTCGATCACTGCGGAGGATTTTTTCGGCGGCTATTCCACCGCGGTGCTCTATCCGAAGCAGTCGGGCGCCGGTCATGTCCCGAATTGGAATTCGCCTCCGGGTGACGTCAATCCGCCCATTATTTTCGAGCCCCCGGCCGCACTTCTGACCGGCGGGCTTGAAATTTGGGTTGCGCTTTCTGGCGGCGCCAATTGGGGTGGAGCCCAGGTCTGGATCTCCAGTGATGGCAACTCCTATGCCCTCGCCGGGACTGTGAATTCGTCGGCGGTGCAAGGGGTATTGACGGCCGACTTGCCGCCGCATTCCTCACCAGATGCCAGCAACACCCTTTCTGTGGATTTAACCGAAAGTCAGGGTCTGCTTGCCTCGGTCACCACGACCGATGCCGCCAATCTCGTCACTCTTTGTTACGTGGGTGGTGAGCTTCTCGCTTATGAAACTGCGACGCTCACCGCGACCAGTAAGTATGCGCTGACTACCCTTTACCGTGGTGCTTACGGCAGCGCGATCACCGATCATCCGCCGGCGACGTTATTCGCGAGGCTCGACGAAGCCATCGGCCATTTCTTATATCCGAATACCCTGATCGGTCAGACGATTTATTTGAAATTCGCTTCGATGAATATCGTCGGCGGCGGGCTACAGAGCTTAGACTCACTTCCTGTATACACATACCCGGTCAGAGGGACCGGGCAAGCCTCCTCGATTATCGTGAGCGGCTCGTTCAGCGGCAGGCCGACGGCAAACCTCGTGCTTCAAAGTTATGTATTCGCTGCCCCAGCAACCGTGCCGTCCGGGCTTTCTGGCAGCCACGGCACCGCTGCGACAGCTGCAACAGCGTCCACGACATTCAACGTCCAGAAGAACGGCGCGAATGTCGGAACTATGGTTTTCGCCCCATCGGCTACCGCGGCCACATTCACGATGACCTCAACGACTTTATTCAATGCCGGCGACGTGCTGACCGTGATCGCGCCCGCCACGCCCGACGCGACGCTGGCAAATCTCGCATGGACCATTACGGGAATTACGCAATGAAGCTCGAATCGTGGCACAGCACCGAAGACAAACGGCGTTGGAAACTCGTACGTACCGACGACTATACCGACGTCGCGGGGGAGATCATCACGGCTGATGAGGCTACCGGTGAATGCTGCATTCAAGTCGGCGGCGAAACTAAAACGCTGAGCTTCGGGCCTCGCGGGATCAGGATCGTCGGTAGGCGAAGATGAATGAGGCAAAATCACACCAAATCAAAATGCAAGGCGCCAC